AATCTCCCCAAACATGTGTGTTCTTTTTATAACGGTCATGCAAAGAACCAATTTCTACATAATCTTCTGCGGTTAATAACTTACCACTACCTTTTACTCTAAATCCACATTGGTCTTGCATACCACCCGTTACATTTACAATAATCGGTGTACCCGCCATAACCGATTCTGCGGTTGCCAATCCAAATCCTTCATTGGATGCAACGTTGATTGTAACATCTGCCAAATTATAAAGATAATTAAGTTCTTGTTCGGTGTAACGATTTGATGCAAATATGATTTTAGAATCAGGTATACAATGTTCAATAAATTTAGGTAAATCTGTACCATTTTCATCAACAGGAGATGTATGCATTACCATACAAACTCTATCTTGCTGTTCTGGTCTTAATGTTTGTCTAAATTCATCAAAAGCAAGCATTGCATCCATTGGTTGTTTTCTACGAATGTTTCTATTTGACCAATAAAGAACAAAATCATATTCTTTATCACCAAAGATACTTTTTTTAAAATCTTCAGGAACTTCTATAGGTTTGTAATCTTCCGAATTGATACCATGTGGTACATAACTTACTTGCCAATTTTGTGGTCTGTTCCAATACTTTTCTTTATCCCATCCCCAAACTCTTTTGGTAATACCATAAGTTTGTTTTGAAATGCATCCAATCCAATCACAACTTTCGTAATAATCTCTGTTGTATTTTGGGTCTGGCAAATCATCCCAAATGTGATAAAAGAATAGTGGAACTGATTGGCGGATTTCATGTGCCATTTCATATAACCAAATCCAATAACGAGGGTCGGTAAAGTGTAGGATTGCATCAGGCTTTTCAATCATCAATAACTGCCTAATCATATCGGGATTTCCATAACCATCCGATGGGTAAATTTTTACATTTGCATCTTCAACTCCGGTTTTCTTTCTAACATCTTCACTCAAATCCATAACTTTACCGGCTTCAGGATGTTTGATTGCTGCCCCTAATTGTACCCAATCATACTTATCAACCGTTCCTAATACTAATTGTTTTGAAACATTTGCGATACCACTCGCCATTCGGAGGTCATCAGATAATAACAGAATTTTCTTTTTTGCCATAACTAATTTTAAATATATATTGTTTTTACTTAATTTTTTCCATCACAATGTGTTCCATAAAATTCACACCAACCACATAACTTCGATGGTTTTTTGTGATAGTTTATACCCAATCGGTAATTACCCGTTTCATCAAATACACTTTCCACAAATCCTTTAAATCCTGTCCATGCTTTGTTTATGGATGGTTTTCCATTTGCAGGAATATGTTTACTCATTCGATGTGTTGGTATATCCTCTCTGATTGTCACCTTACGTTTTAATATAATAAATTCCACATCAATCATATCTTCGGAAATACCAATCAACTCTGCATAGAACTTTTTGTAAAGAAGTATTTGTGAATTTTTGACTGGGTCTGATTTTTGATATTTACTCCAACCAGCTGTTGATGTTTTGAAATCTATAATACGATACTTACCTGTAAATGTATCTCTGATAATCAAATCTATAAACCCCATAAAGTTTACACCCTCTGCAATTTTAGTATTAATTGGTTGTTCAATTGCAACCAATTCATCATGCTTAAGTGAAAAGAACTTATTGAAGTTTTTAGATTTTTGAAACCAATCTAAAAGAACATTACCATCTTCTAAAAACTCAACCATTTCCTCTTTAGTACAAACGTTCAGAGTTCCGCCTGCAGAATCTTTAACATAGGTTTCTCTCATTCTCTCTTTGAGATATTCCTTTAAATCAATCATCTTATCAGCTTGTGATTTGGATATTCTTAAACACTTATCTAAATAGTGTTGAAGTGTTTCATGCATTGCCGTTCCAAATACGGAATGTATATTAGATGTGGATTGTGATAATCCATCTATGTATGCTAATTTGTATTGTTGTGGACAACTACTCCACATACTATATTGTGAAAATGATACTCTTGCCATATATCTAATATAACCATTTTATTTGTATTTACCAAATTAATATTAATTTATACTAATTTTTCACCTTCTAAAATAGGAAAACATAGTATTGCGAATCTTCCAGGTCCTCCTGTTACTTTTGATACGCCATGTCTAATGTTGTGTTTTGATAAATCCATAATAGCAACATTACCAATTTCAGGAACTACGTTTTCATCATTTAATAATAAAAGGCCGCCATTTTCTGCTTTATAATTTTCGTTCAAATAGATAATAATTGAACAATAGTTTACTCCAACACCATCCTGATGTTGTGTAAATCTACAATCTTTATTGTATAAACTAAACATCAGTTCGTTATTATTTATTTTTGCTGTATCCGATAAATCATAAAAATATTTTACAATATTATTTATTTTATCACTTATGTATTTATTTAAGTTTGAAATTTTATAATTTGAATTTTTTTTCAAATAATCATGTACATCTATTGTATGGCAATAATACCAACATTGTGTTGTATTTGGTGTTATACCATCTTTTTGATACCAATCGTATTTTTCTATTAAACTTTTTTTGAAATTTTCCATTTCTTCAAAAGTCTTATATTGAAAGGTTGTTTGTAAATCGTTTGCATCAAATCTTGCTTTCAAGAAAATTTCACTTAAATTTTTTTCTTCAGAACAATTAAGAAAGTTTTTTATAAATTCAAAAAATTCTAAATCAAAATCTTTTAAATTAAAAGAACAATATCCATTTTTTAAAAATGAATCTTTTGCATCATTAAAGTTAATATTCATAATAGTTTTATAATAAATATTATATCTTTAATTTCAATTTAGTTATTTGTTTTTTATCAGTTCCATATTTTTCGCAAATATATTTTATATTTTCTCTACCTTCTCTAGTTGAGTAAAGAACTTCTATATATTCCAATGCTTCTTTTTCCGAACATTGAAAATCTTTTTTAATTAATTCAACTAAAAAATCTTCGTATTTGTCAGCTGATTTTCCTTTTATATATTTTAAAAAGTATTTGCCTTTTGGAATAACACTAATATACAACTTATACATTTCCTTTGGTTGCAGGGTTTGCGTCAAAGGTAGTAAAGTTGCAATCAACTCAACCCACTCTGGTTTCATAGAAAGAAAACGATTAATCATAAAGTTACTCCATGATTTCAAATCTTCTTCGGAAAGTTTTTCAAAATACTTTGGGTCTTGCTCTGCTGTTATTGCGTTTAAATGGTCAAATAACTTTTTAACTGCCATTATTCTATAATTTTTTTATCTTTTAATTCATCAGGCAAAAGGTCTTGCAAAGGTTTACCACATTGTGTACAAAGGTACATTTCAATTGGAAGTATACTATCTTTTGCACCACCTGTAATTAAACGTGATACCTTTCTAAATCTAAAACCTGGCATAAATGTATCATTACCACACTCACAGAGCATTTCTCTTGCATCTGTTAATTTGAAATTCATTGGTAACCCTTGTCCTTGTTGTTCCATTATTTTATAATATTTAAAATTTGAATAATTGTACTCATAAATACGATTTCTTTATCTACTACTAATGCATCTTTGGATAATCCATCTGCAATAGTTAGGATTACGTTTGCAGTATTTCCTGCAGCGTATTCATCTACTTTATCATATAACATTGAATACATTTCTGAATAATCGTTTAGATGATTATCTGCTACTGCTTGTCTAATCTTCATAAACAAATTACGTTTGTCATCATTTGATTTTAATAGGTCAATCAATTTCGTTTGGAAGTTTGATTCAACCATCACTTTGTGGTCTACTTTCAATTCTCCCTTTGCAGATTGTAATTGACAAGTGTTAAGTATTCTACGGATATCTGGATAATATGAATTAATCACATCGGCCATATTCTTTGGTTCATACTTAATTTTTTCGGAATCCAATATCTTTGCTACTTGAACTGCTACATCCTTTTTAGTTGGAGGTGTAATTGCGAAAGACTGACATCTACTTTGGATAGGGTCAATGATTTTCTCAATATAGTTACAAGTTAAGATGAAACGACAATGCTTACTGAATGTTTCCATTAAGTTACGAAGGATTGCCTGTGCTCCCGGTGTCATATAATCAAACTCATCAAGGATAATCACTTTAAATCCTGCGAAACCTACCGATGATGCGAAGTTCTTTACCTTCGTTCTTACGGTATCCACATTGTTTTCATCCGATGCGTTAATAATCATAAAGTCACATTTGATAGTGTTTACGATTAACTTTGCCAATGTTGTTTTACCTGTGCCGGCTTTTCCATACAACAATAGATGTGGTATATCATTGGCATCTAAATATTGCTGAATTGTTTCTTTGATGGTCTCATTACCAACATAGTCAGCAAGAGTTTGTGGGCGGTATTTCTCCACCCACAAACTATGTTCTCTTTTGTTTATATCGTTTGCGAAAAAACTCATATTAATTTCCAGTTGAACCGAATCCACCTTCGCCTCTTTCGGTGTTAGATAATTGTTCTACTTCTTCAAATCTGATTGTTGGATATGGTAGGATTATGATTTGTGCAATTCTATCACCCACTTTGTAATCAACTTCATCAATTCGAATATCATTTTTTCCATATACCTTTTTGAATGTAGCTTGTAGTTCACCTCTATATCCACTATCAATTACACCAACGCAGTTTGTTAATGCTAAATCAGTTTTTCTAATTGATGAACGAGGGAATATCAATCCTACAAATCCTTCAGGTATTTCTAATGCAATACCCATTCCATAGGTTACATCAAATGTTGTATTAGATATGATTGATGTTGCCACCAAATCCATTCCGGCATCCCCATACTTTGCATATTGTGGAATTACAGCATCTTTATGTAGCTTTTTAATCTTTACTATCTCCATTTTCTTTTTCTTGTTCTTTTCTAATTTGTTTTGTATCTTCGGAAATTGGTCTTGCGAATATTTTAAATTCCATACCATTTTGTTTAAATGTCAACACATCACCTTCCATTGGTTGTAGTTGTAATACCAATGGTGATGGTTCTGTATTTTCACCTTGCCAACCAAATACTACAGGTTCGTTATTAAAAAATTGAAAACACCATTCAGCATCTCCAATTGTTTTTGGTTGTTCAATTTCTACACTACCTTGTAATTGTTCTTCCTCTATTGGGAATAATTCTAATTGTTCGTTTGTCATTTTATTAATTTGAAATTTCTACTAAATAATACTTACATACAAAATCATCAATTTGGAATTCAACATTTGATAAACCATCAGTTGAAACTTTTAATTTAGCATTAGTTGCTTCTTTGTTTGCTGTAAGAATTTCCTTTAAATATTTTGAAGAGAATGAGATTGGTTTTACTTCACCATCAAATCCCTTAATTGCTGTGAATGTTACTCTGTTTGTCGAAATTGAAGAATAACCAATTGCCATTTTCAAATCACCACCTTCTGTAAAGATTGTGAAAGTATCTACATCACTCAATGCACCCTTTGCTTTGATGAAACGGTCTACCATTTGTGATGTCATATCAATTGTAATACCAAAATCAGGCAATGCTTTCAAATCTGGAACTGGTGGAATAACACCCAAGTCTGCCAACTGATAAGAAGTTTCAGTATCATCTGAACTCAACTTAAGCGTAACTGCTTTATCACCCGCTTTATCCACTTTCAATGCGATATCACTATCCAATACACCAATCATATTTTTTAACAATGATGTTGTATAAATACCTACATTAAATGGTGTTGAAGTGAATGCGTTAAACTCTACTTCACCCAATAGGGTTTTATCATCAGAAATAAATCTAACTGATAACTTTGTTCCTTCTGCGTTCCATGCTACTGATTCGATAAGTCCACCTAACGAATACTTTTGGATAAATTTTAATAAATTGTTTTTGTTCATATTTTATGTTTTATGTTTTACTAATATACGGATTTTTTTCTAAAAAGCAAAAAATTTCTTTGCTGTTTTTGTTTCTGTTGTTGCTTTCTCCCATTTCAATGCATTGTAGAAATCATCTAATTTGTTTTCCAACTCTGCTTCAAATATTTTATCTCTATCAATGTAAGTTTCAACGAAGTCCATAACCTCTTTTGGGTCATTGTAATCTTTAAAAGCAAGTGTATCTAGTCCTAATGGATTTGTTTTAAGATATACCCACTTAACTTTATCACCATCTCTGATTGGTTCATGTTTATATGGACAGTTGAAGAACTTTAATAATCTATTGTATGCTATTCCGGCTTTAACGTGTGCAGGTGTTCCTTTTTCAAAGTCTGCAACTGCTTTACCTTTCTGCCAACTACCATTATCATACTTACTTAATTCTTTGATTGCTCCACCCTTTGCAATTAGATTTACAGGAAGTGTTGGTAAACTCTTTTTGAATGTAAGTAATGTATCATCAATATATTCATTATCTTTACCCATTAGAATATCTTTCAACATTGTAGACATAAACTTTTGAAATGCTTTTGGAAATGAACTTCTAACTACATCCAATCCTTTCACATCTAACTTATCACATGGAATACCATTTTTCAAAATCATCCATTGTGCGTATCTTTTCTTTGCTACCCAAAACCCTGCTTTACTGATATACTCTTTCTTAATCTCAAATCTATGTTTCTCTTTAGGAATGAAGAAAAATCTCTCTGCTAATAAATTGTAGAATGAGTTTAAGAATGCTTGAGTTTCCTCTGCAATTGTGTTTACCTCTTGTGCCATTCGTTTTTCATCAAACTCTTTATATTCTGGGTATCTATGTTTTACCAAAGGTTCTGCCATCATATAAATTGAGTCCGTATCGATATAAACATTGTAATCCTCTTTTGTTCCTAACTCTTTCCAATATTTGATGTTTGCCATTTCGGCGGTTTTCTTAATAACCACTTGTCCGGTCAGAGTCACTGCTTCTGCGTTATCCACATCATAGAAACGAAATGCAGGTAAACCTAACACACCATACATTGAGTTTAGTAGGATTTTCTGAACGTGTTGTCTTTTACCATAGAATTCGTATTGCTCTGTGTTTCCTTCCTCACCATATTTCTTTTCCAACTTACGATACTCTACTCTCTTTTGAAACCATGTGTTTAGGATATCTGCAATCAAACCTGGCTTATCCTGATTATATAGGACTCCGTTTGCTGCTACACCCAAATTACTATCTTTGATTACTTCTGCCAATTCCTCTTTACTATATTCGTATGTATCATCCTTTCCTACTATTCTATATGTTCCACTATCTTCACCCTTAATCCATGCTTCCGCATCCCAATTCTCAATCTTACCAATCTTTGTTTCAGGACTGATATTAAGTGTCATAATGATTGAAGGGTATAGTGAAGTTAAGTCCAAGTCATATATCCAATCATATTTACCAACGATAGGTTCTTTTACATATGCTCCAATAAACTTCTCTTCATCATTATCTCGAAGTGCTTGCATTCTTTCTCTCCTATCCGCCGGCTTGTTTGTTGCTACCAATCCTTTTGATTTAAGATAAGATAAACATGCACCTTCTAACCACTTCGATGAATAAATGTAATCTTCATATGGAACGTAACCAGCGTGGCATATCGCCCTACATAATTCAATAAACTTTAATTTATTATCCATTGCTACCACCAAGTCCACGTCGACAATGTTATACTCAATGAACTTCTCTAAATCATTTTCAAAGAGGTCATCCAAACTTCCTTCATACTCAACCTTACCTCTACCTAATTCTTTTGTTGCGATGTGGTTCAGGGTGTAAGAACTTTCCAAACCAAAATTATATTGTTTGTATAAGTTGATGTAATCCAAAATACTTACACCCCCAAAACTCCACTTGTCTCTGTAAGGTGAGTAGAAACATTGTCCGATACGTGATAATCTTTTTGCATGTCCTTCACCACAAACGTTTTTGATACGATTATAAAGATAAGGAATATCAAAGAAATCTATATTCCATCCTGTGAGAATAGACGCATCAACTTCTTCGTAGTAATTAAGAAATGCAAGTAAAA